AGCACCGGGTTGCCGTCCTTCACCGCCCGCTGCGTCTTCACGACGAGCACCTGGCCGATGAGGATGTCGTCGAGGTCGGCGTCCCACGGTCGCCCAAGCGACTCGTTGAGATTCATGGCCGCCTTCTGATCCCGCTTCTCGTCGGGATTCAGCCACTTCTCGACTTCGTTGTAGGAGTCGTTCGTGTCGCGGAAGGTCAGGACGAGAAACTCCGCCCCGCTTTTCTTGGACACGACGGTCTTGATCTTCGTAATCGCCATCTCGTTCTCCCCATCGGGGATGGTGGAAGAGGCGAAATCGTCCTCGCTGAATCTGTCGAACTTCACGATTCGATCTCCGGGGTGTGAACCTTGCTGCCGATCCGCACGATGCGGTCGGCTTCTCCGATCAGGGCGTCGTCGATAATCGACTTCGCCCGGTTCCAACTCATGCAGCCGTTGAGGAACGACCGACTCGCCTCGAACACGATGGTCATGGCGGCGTCGTGCTCCTGGCACGCTTTTTTCTCGTCGTCGCCGCGGCTCATGCGGGCACCTCCTCGGGCGACAGGGCGGCGCGACGCTTGGCGATGGCCGCCCCAAGCGTGTTCCGCTGGCTCTCGGTCAGATCGCCGGACGTGACCGCCTGGTTGGCGTCGGTCTCGATCGCATCCAGGTCTTCCAGAGACGCCGCGGCCTTGACGCGATCGCCCCAGCCGGGCTTGGTCGGCGTCACGCCAGAGAACAGCGGGGCGAGTGCCTCGATCTCCATCGGGATCTCGGCGGGGAGCCCGTAGCGATTCTTCGCGTCCCAGGCCGCAGTCCGCTCACAGAACAGCCGCCGCTCCTTGCCGCCACGTCCGCGGAGCTTGCCGTCCTCGCCCTCGACCACCCTGGTCTTGAAGTTGGCGAACATCACGGCATCGCTCCACTCGAGGAGCTTCGCAGCAACCTTCGGACGCATCTTCAACTCGTAGCGGTCGTAGGCTTCCTCCAGGTCGGGCGGCGACACTCGCTTGACGACGCTATGAGCAATCACCACGACGTTGATGCCACGATCGACAAGGATGGAGCAGTCGGCAAGCATCGCCGAGAAGTGCTTCGCGATCATCGCTGTGCCACCACCGTAGGGAACGAGGTCGGGATGCTTCCTGCCCGTCTCCTCGTGGGTGGCGAGATAGAGGCACAGCAACTCCTCGGCCCAGTCGCCAGAGTCAAGAATGATCGACCCGTAGCCCATCGAGTCCCCTGCGAGCTTGACCAGCGCCCCTTTCAGCGTCATCCAATCCCGGCACTGCACCCGGTGGCAGTCGATGAGCCGCGACCCGTTCTCCGTGTCCAGGATCAGCGGATTCGGGAACTTGCTCGCCAGCGTCGTTTTGCCGACACCAGACAAGCCGTGAATCACGATCTTCGCCGCCTGCTTCTCGATTCCCTTTGTGATCTTCATCGCACGCACTCCCTGCGGATTTCCGCGGATGCCGCCTCCACCGCCTGGCGAAGGAACAAAACGTCACCCGGGTTTGCTCGGTAGGTTTGGCCGTGGAGCCGTTCCATCGACGTGAGCAGCAGGGATGCCGCACGGTGAACCCGTGACAGCGTCGCTTCCCTCGCCGAGACCTGGCCCCTACTTGCCCTTGTGGCTGCCGTAGCCATCGCTTGAATCGCCATCCCTTCCCTCCAGTTCCGTCCGAACGATGTGGACCGACTTGGGTGCCGCGATCCGAACGCGGCACTCCGGCCGACCGCGGAAGTGGGACATCCTTGCGATGGTTACGACGATGTCGCGACCAATCCGGATCGACTCACCTTCACGCCTGGTCAAAACGAGCATCCGTTCCTCCTCCAGCGGGCCAGCCGTGGCCGCACTGGCTAACGTCCTGTCACTGACCGGCTCCGCCGGCCTCCTTCCCGGCACGATCCGTCGTGCCGGTCTCCTGATTTGTCCATGACGATCCCCGCCACTGGCGGCCGGTGGCGTCCTGGCGGCGGCGAACGTCCGAAATGCGGACCATCGTCTGCATGTCGGTGTGCAACGTCTCGGCGATCTGCTCCTGCAGTTCGCCAAGCTGGTCCCGGGCCTCGGCCACGGCGTCAAACAACGCCTCGGCGTCGCCGATCTCGATCCGTTCGTCGATCGACAGGTCGATCACGTCGTTGAGCGGCATCCGCCCGACGGTGAACTCGCGGGCGTCGTTTGCCCGCTGCCGCAGGGTGCCGGCGATCACTGCGATCTGAACCGCTGCCTCCCGTCGGGCTTGCCGAAGATCGACTCCGGTGCGTCCGGTGGCGTCCAACTGTTGTGGTACGCATTCCGCCGGGCTCGCTCCTCCGGCGACCACGTCAGCCGGATGGCGGATGCTTCGAGTTGGATGAGAAACTCGTTTGGCTCCTGGATTCTTCGCTCCAGGTTGGCGTCGATCATCGCGTCCATGCGTGCGTCCCTTCGTTTTGCGGGATGCCGTGCCGGCCTTCTTGTGCTGTTTCACGGCGTGTCCCTCGCCTTGGTTGGCCACCCATCACTGTGATGAGTTGCGTGCTCTTAGGTGTACGGAAGTTCAGTTTCCGGTCAACTCGGTTTTTTGTGCGTGCGGCACGGGGAAAAGACTGAGTTGGGGAGTCGAACTTTCGTGGCACCTGCCGCAACCGCATAGCGTGATGCTTTGCATTGGTCACGACGAGGGGAAGAATAGCAGAGACCTTTGCATTGTCAATGCCGGAAAAACACGGCGAAAATCGCAGATTCCAAAAAAATCAGCGAGCCGTCTTGCGGCGTGACTTCTTTGTGGCCTTGGCCTTGCGGACGGCCCCGCGTGGGAATCCGCCGGTGGGCGTCTTTTCCACCTCAGCCGCCAGCATCTCGTTGACACTGGACCGATAGACCAGCCATCCAAGCTCGCCGATCCGCAAGCCTTTCAGCCGCCCGGAGGCGATCGCCCTGGTCACGGTGGACGGGGCTCGAGCACCGATCGCCTTCATGACCTGCTGAACGGTCATCATCTGCTTGGAAACGTCGAAGTCTGCCATGGCGATCATGCCCCCATACTACGCAAAGGGTCGTGCAAAGCAACTGTCCTGCCTGCCCGACCGATCCACTCCCCCAGCGGCAGCCCCATCGTTTGCGTCGGGGCTGCCGCGAGGAAACAGTCGTATGTCGGGCAGATTTCCAGTGGAGGCGAGGGGAGTCGAAATCTCACCCCCACAAGGCGGTATCCCATCGGAGGGATGTACGCCCGTGCAGTAGTCGCGTAATCTGCCCCCATAATCACCAATGGGAGGATGAGCCATGACGATCAGAGAGGTTGCCGAGCGTTACGCCCTGTTACGGGAGTTGAAGCCGCACACGATCGGCCTGTACGGGATGCTTTGGGACCGGTTTGAGCGGTTCCTGGGGCGGCCCGGGACCGTCGAAGACTTCGACGACCTGCTGGTGTCGAGATACCTGCGGTGGAGAGCGGAGACACCTGGGTGGCGTGGCAAGCTGCCGTCTGCCGCGAGCGTCCGGAAAGACCGGGTCATGCTGGCTGCGGTGTGGACCTACGCGGCCCGGAAGCGTTGGGTCGGTGAGTTTCCTGAGTTGCCGAGGATTCGGGTGCCGAAGCGGCTGCCGGTTGGCCGGGCCTATACGGCCGAAGACGTTTCAAAGCTGATTCGCACCGCTAAGAAACGGATCGGCAAGACTGGCGGGCTGCCGTCGAAGTGGTGGTGGCCGACCTTTCTCTACGCCGCGGTCTGCTCCGGGGAGAGATTCTCAGCGTTGTCCGCCCTGCGGTGGGATCAAGTGGACCTCGAGCGGCGGCGGGTGATTTTCTTGGGGAGCACGAGGAAGAACGGCACGCGAGACATTGAGCGGGGCATCACTCCGCAGCTCGCCGAGATGATGGCCGAGCACCGCCGCGGGCCGGACGATCTGGTGTGGCCGTGGGATCGGCGGACCAGGAGCCAGTGGGCGAGCCTGAAGGTGTTGTGCGACTCGGCAGGGGTCAGATACAGGGGCTTTCACGGCCTGAGACGCACGGCGGCGAGTTATGCGGCATTGGCCGGCGGGACCGCGGCGGCCACGGCACTGCTCGATCACATGGATCCTTCGTTGCAGCGGGTCTATGTCGATCCCGTCATCTGCCCGACCGACGTGGGGGCGATGATGGCGATGCCGCCGCTGGACCTGGACGATCCGAAGCCCCCGGGCGGGCCGGACGTGCTCAAGTTCCCGGGGGCGGCTTGATAGGTGCCGAGAGTGGCACCGTAGAGGGTTTTGGTGGCCCACGGTGTCAGTTCTGGCAAGTTGCCCGAATCTCTCGCTTGAGCGACTCAAACAGGGCAGCGGCCTCCGGCGTGACCTTGTCCCTCTTTGCCTTGTTCTCGGCCACGGAGATCGGCCGCAGGTTGCGATAGTTGCTGACGGCCAGCAGTTCGATCGGGTCGTCAAGGTTTGCCTTCGCGATCGGGAAGATATGGTCGATGTGCCACAGTTTGCCGTGGTTCTCCCACGTCCAGCCGTCGCGGAGCATGGATTCGATTCGCACCCGTGCTTCCGAAAGGTCGATGCCGATGTAGCGACTTGAGCAGAATCGTTTTTGGCCGAGCTTTAAAACACGGTGGACTGCCTTTCGCAAAGAATGGCTCGACTTCCACGAGTCCTTTGACCGGTATTTCTTGCGTTGCTCTCGAACCAGTTCCGGGTTGTCTTTCTTCCATCGCTTTAAGCGGTCGTAGTACGCCTGCCGGAACTGCGGATCGGCTGCAAGTTTTGAGCGCAACCAGGCCATGCGCTTCTGGTTGAGTTTCTTGCGAGTCTCATCGCAAGCACGAAGTGTTTTTAGGTACGCACGACTCTTTGCGTTCTGCTGCTCTCTGTAGTGCGAATCGGACTCCCTGCGAGACTTTTCCTTCGCGGACTTCCTTGCAAGTAGCTCCCGGTGCCTCTCTGCGTTCGCTGGATCGTTTCGCCACTCGCGCTCGTTCTGGTTTCGCTCGGCACGCTTCGCCGGATCACTGCGGAGTCTCCGCATCCGCTCCCTGGCTGCGGCCCGAAGTTCTTCTGGATCACGCTTTGCCCGCGCCTTCTCTGAGCTGATCCGCTTGCGTTCCAGGTGCTTCGCAAGTGCTTCCGGGCGAGAGTTGAGCCGCTCCCGGTAGCGGCGGGCCTCCTCGGCTCTTTTCCTGGCCTTCTCGACGAGTTCCGGGTGACGAACGACCATGCAGGAGACCTCCGTGGCTCTCCTGCTGGTGTACCGGCGTTCAGGTATGCGTCAACCCCGGGAAGTGGCTGGAAAAGGGGGCGTTTGGCATCGGCGCGGCACGGCGAGTAAATAGCGAGCGGCACTGTTAGGTAGGGTGTCGTTCGCAGCCGGGGCACGCGGCGTGCCAGAACCCGGAAGGACCCCCCAACCAGAGGGGGGTATACCCCCCAACAGGGGGGTAGCCCCCCCAAAAGTGGTATTTCGCACAAAAACCCCGCAAAAACGTGAAAACCGGCGAAGAGCTGCGGAGGGGGGGGTATTTCGATGGCCGCCGCCCGCCGTCCGCCGCCCACGCTCGCCGGATCGAATGTGGCAACTCCGCCCACCACGCGCCCACCCCACTTTCTCACTTGCTAAGTGTCCACTCGGAAATAATCTGCGTGACGTGGCCAAGAAAAGATTTTTTTCTGTCGCTCTTGCCATGTTGTGTCCGATTGAATATAACTACTGGCGAGCGAGAACGACCACCAACCAGGAGCTGAACAAATGACACACGAGCAACTAATCGAAGACGCCCGGGAATTTCTTACCGAATGCTTCGGGGAGCAAGCCGACGAAATTGCCGAAGCATCGGCAGCGGTGATCGTGGCGAACGTGAATCGTTTCTATGAGGGCGGGTGGGCATCGTTCGTCTACCAGAGCGAAAGGGTCTAGTTATGAACACGAACGAACACAAGACAGCCGCCGCAGACCTTGGCCTTGAATGGGCCGACGTGATGGCCGCATATCGCGAGGCTCGAGCGATCGAGGCGGAGGAGCTAGAGCGTATCGGTTCGTTCCGCCGCGACGCCCTACGTCAACTCTCCGGCGACGACCACGGCGGCCGATTCAAGGGCCGGCACCGGGCCGCATTCGCGGGCGGTGACTCGACGTACATTCAAGGTCTGGACGTGACAGCCGCCGGCCGCGGCATGACGGCCGACGACCTTTACGCCGAGCTGGCAGCCGCCGCTCCGGGGATGCGGCCCGCGGATGATGTCATGGCCGACGTGATCGCCCGCCTTGCCGATCAGGCCGGCCCGGCCGACGACGTGGCCACGACTTGGACGGGGCTGGTAGCCGCCGCCGCCGCAGCCGACATCACGGAACAATGGCTCCGGCAACTAGTGCGGGCCGGCAAGGTTCGTGGCCGCAAGGTCGGCCGCCGCTGGGAAGTGGCCGCGGCCGACGTGGCGTTTTTCGTGCGTCATCCGACGGCCGGCCGCCCGCGGTTGCGGATGCACCTTGCCGAATCCCCATTTTGACTTTTTCTTTCCAGTTGGATATAACTACAACACAACCCCGAACCCGCCGCGGGCATCAATCGGCGGGAACACAATGCGAAGGATTGAAACGATGAACACGACGATTACCCCCCGCGTCTATGTCGCCTGTCTCGCCAGCTATAACTCCGGCATCCTCCACGGTGCATGGATCGACGCCAATCAAGGCGCCGAAGACATCCGCGAGCAGGTTGCGGCCATGCTGGCCGCGTCCCCGGAGCCCGGAGCCGAAGAGTGGGCGATTCACGACCACGAAGGGCTCGGCGACATCAGTGAGAGCGAAAGCCTCGACCGCGTAGCCGAACTAGGTCAGGCCGTCGCGGCGGCGGGCGATGATGCCGCCGCGTTGCTCGCATGGTTGGGCAACGAATCCGGCCGCGAGCCGTCAGACTTCGCCGATGTCTATCGGGGCGAATGGGGCACGCTCGCCGATTATGTCGAGGAGTTGTGGTCGGAAATGGGATTCGCGGCTGACGCCGAAAAGCTATCGGGCGGGTCGTGGTGGAGCCCGGTCAACTACATCGACTGGGATCGTATGGCCCGCGACCTGGAGTTGTCGGGCGATGTCGAGACGATCCGCAGCCGCCGCGGCATCTACGTTTTCGACAACCGGTGATCGACCCCCCGCTACCCCCAGTCGCCCGCGGGCTGGGGAATGCGGGCGGCCGACATCCGACCGCCCACAACCCCCACGGAGCCTATGCCATGCGTCAACTGCACACCGCCTACGAGATAGCAGCCACGAGCACCGACGGCCGCCGCCTGCTCGTCGTCTATGCCAACCGGAAGACAACGCGCCGCCTGCTTGAGATCATCCGGGAGCGATACGACGCGATCTCGGTTGCGACCGATACGTTTATCGACCGGGTGGCAGACATCAAAGGCGGGTCGTATCCCTCGTGCCGATACGGGGCGTGGTCGATCGCCTATACCGGCCGCACGCGGCTGCAGGCGAAGGCCGAGGGCGAGCTAGTGTCGGTTGCCGAGGCCGCGGCCGGCCCGGACGCGATCGTGATTCCCGCCAACCCCCAGACGCTGGCCATCGCCTGACCGGCCGCCCCCACGCCGGCCCCGGCATCCGCCGCGGCCGGCCAGGGGGATGCCGGCCACGTCGGCCGACAACCCAACCAACCCCAACCAGGAGCGATAACCAATGAACGCCACAACCAACAATGCCACCGGATGGATGGATCACCCCAACGCCACGAAACACATCGACCACGCCGCCTATCCGCGGGAGTGTCGCACCAAGTCAGACGCCGAGCTGCTCTACACGATCGCCGATTGCCAGGCCACGCTCGCCGCTTGGCCCGACCAGCCCAACCACGGCTATTACGCCGACGAGATCAACTACTGTGCCGACGAGTTGAACCGCCGCCGCCGCGGCGGGAAGCGCCGCCGCCCGACGACCGACGAGATAGCCGCCGCCGCCGTCAAGTGTGCCATCGACCTCGCCGGGGAGTGATCGACCCGCCCGCAATCCCTGCCCGCCCGTGGGGCAGGGACGACGGGCCGGCCGATTCTCGACCGACCACAACCCACAACCAACCCACAACCAACCCGGAGCCCCTGTCATGATCGAGTTTGCCCCCATCACTATCACCAGCCGCCCCGACCGCGGGCTCGAGGCTATAACCGTCCTGCTCCACGGCAGACCGATCGGCTACCTCGAGCCGGCCGCCGATGGCCGCAGTGCCCGCGTAACCGCAGGATTCGGCTACGACGCCGAAGGTTGCGCGGATGTCTACGACCGAGACTTGCACGGCCGCCCACGCTGCATTTACCGGGCTGCCGCGGAGCTGATCCTGCAGGCCGGCGGCCACCGCGAAAGGATCGTGGCCTAGCCCCACAACCAACCGTCCCCCACAACCAACCCACACCCACAATCAAAACCAACCCCAGCGAAGGAAGAATAGAAAATGGCAACTTATACCACGACCCCGTTTTGCTGCACCCCGACCGTCGCGCTTGATCGGCTCGCCGACGGGACTTATCGAATCCCCGGAAAGGCCGGACTCATCGCAAAGGATGGAAAGCACGGCTGGCGGATTGAACACAGAAAAATCAGGTGGGGCGGATTCCCGACGCTCCGCGACGCCGCCGCGATGCTGGCTGATCTCGCCGTAACCGAATGACACTCACAACCAACCCACAACCAACCCACAACCAGGAGCCTACGCCATGACCGCCGCCCAGTTCTGCCGTCTCGCCTCACGCTACGCCGATCTTCCCGCGGCCACCCGCCGCACGATTGACGCCCTCGCCGCCTCCGACGCCCGCACGGCGGACGACCACGCCCCCCGGGGCACCGACGCCCGCCGGGCGGCAGACCGCTTCCTGCTCGACCTGGACGATGCGGGTGCCCCGGTCGGCCCCGCACGATCGCCCGCCGCCCGCTGCGTCCCCATGTTCGCAGACTGACCATGCCCACAACCAAACTTGACACCCCGAGCCGATCGGCAACAATGTCCCCCATGGCACCCAAAATCGACCCCGACAAGTATCTCACGATCGGCACCGCCGCAAAGTTGGCGGGCGTCTCGAGGCTATGGATGAGGCAGCTAGTCCAAGGCGGCCACGTCGCAGGATGCCGGATTGAAACCCAATGGTTCGCCCTCGCTTCGGCGGTGAAGGCGTACGCCGCCACCAACCACGCCACGGGCCGGCCCCGGGGCGGGAAGCATATGGGGTGAGCCCCCCACGCAAAATCTTTTCCTCACGACTTGACCAGTAGTTTCCGATTGAATATAACTAGATCACGCGGGCGATTGACCCGCACAACCAACCGGGAGACGACCAATGAACGGCAACAACCAATGGCTCGAAAACACGGTAGCCCAACTGCTCCGCGACTTGCGGCGCAGTGGATTTTGGGACAGCGGCATTGACGAGGCTCGCTACCTGCATCGCACCTACGGCTACGCATGGGACGTGGCACTCAAAATTGCGTGCGATTATTGGTGCCGCTGACGAATCGCTCACGCCCCGCCGGCACTTCGCCGGCGGGGCAACCCCGCGGCTCGGCCGCACAACCAGGAGAGAGACATGACCACTTGGCTTGCCCGATACCGCACCCTAGCCACCCGCCACGCCTTTCGCGGCTGCGACCCGCTTACCCAACCGATCGTCCACGCGATCGCCGGCGGACGCGAGATGCCGGAGGAGTTTGCCATCCTCGACACCTATTACGACATCGGTGCCCCCGAGGTGGAGCACCGCTGCGAGACGATCCGCCGGGAGGTCCGCCGGATAACCAATGCCGCCGGCATCCCCATGATCCGCACGTTCACGATGCTTGACGGAGGTGCCGCATGACCCCCATCGAATCCCTCGCCGCCCTCGGCTGCCGGTTCGTCCGCGTCGCGGCTAGCCAGAAACGCCCCCTCGGCACCGCCTGGCAGCACCGCTCCACAACCAACCCCGACGACGTGGCCCGCTGGCTCGCTGCCGGCGACAACGTCGGCTTGCTCCTCGGCCCCGACTCCGGCGTTGTGGACGTTGAATACGACGACGAGCCTGGCCACGCCCAGCTCTCCGACTTCGGCATTCTCGACATCCGCACGCCCACTTGGCGGTCGGCCCGTGGCGAGCACCGCCTATTCCGGTGGGAGCCATGGATGCCGCAGACAGCCGTCCTCAAAACCGGCTGGCTCGAGCTGCGGATCGGCGGCCGGGCCGCACAATCCGTGCTGCCACCGTCACGGCACCCGGACGGGGTGGCCTACGAATGGACAACCAGCCCTTGCGACGTTGACGTGGCCAGCTTTCCGGCTCAACTCATGGAACAGGAGATGTTTCGATGAAACAAAACTGGACAACCATGCTCCGCGGTGCCCTGCTAGTCCGCATCGGGCAGGAGCTAGGCACCGACTCCCGCCTCGCCCGTGCCATCCACGACGGGATAGACGCACTATTGGCGATCGTCGGCCAGTGACAGCCGCCGCAGGGCATCACGCCAACCGGCATCCTCCCACCACAGCGGCAGGATAGCCTCGCCGATCGCATCGACCGTGCCGCTCAAAACCAGATCCCATAGCGGCCCGATCCCGTGGGACAACTCCCACCGCTCCTGCACCTGAGCCCTGCACAGCCGCAGGGCATCCACAACCAGCCGGGAGTTACGTCCAACGACCGTAGCCTCCTCGAGCATCCGGTGCGGCCAGTGACGGACAACCAACACGGCCAACTCGTCGCACCTGCCCGCACCCGCGTAGGCCACGCGGCTCCCCAACCGGTAGCGGACATGGGCCTGCAGTTGGGCGAGTGGGGTCGTCACCGTGGCGGCCTGGTCCCCGATTGAACGCCGCCCATCCGGCTGATCGCCTCGTGAATGTCCCGCTGCCCGGCTGCGATTTCCTGCAGCGTCTCAGCCTGTCGGCACTGCGTCTCGCCGAGGGATCGGAGCGTGGCGGATGTCTGGTGAAGGTATTCGGTGTGGCTCTCCACGATTGGCACCACGACGGTCTCGTGGAGCGTCGCCGATGCCTGCCAGAACATATACAGGATGAGGAGCAACACCCCTGCCGGAATGCCGATCGAGTTCAGGAACGCTCCGGTCGGCCCGAGAGCCTCGACGATTTCACTTCGCGTCACGATCCCCCCCTGCTGTTCAGCCACCGCAAAACCAAAACCTGCACGATCGCCGAGATCGCCCATATGAGAAGTAGCGTGGCGAATGCCATCCCGCATTGGTCGGCGTAGGCCGCCCGGACCCTACGCTCCACCCGCCGCTGCATCTCGTCGGCACCGCCAAACCGGCCCGCGGCCATCTCGCCCTCCACGGCGTCGAGTTGCGACAGGGCAACACGCACGATTGCATCGCACCGCTCACGGCCCAGCATCGACCGCCGGATCGGCCTGGCAGCCAACGCCCGCCACACGTCCTCACGCGCTTGCTCTAGCGTCATGGCCGAGCCTCACAGAGAGTGCATTCCGGCAGCTTGGCCGCCGCTTCGGCCAAGAACAGGTGCAGCCGCGTCGAGACGGATCCGATCGTCCGCCCCCTGGCCGCCCCGAATAGGATGCCGGCGATTTCCCCCGACTCGTCGAAGATCGGGCCGCCGGAATCACCGCTCCGGGACGACCCCTCCATCTCAACGAACTGAGCCGGATGCGACCTCGTGGGCGAACCGTAGTCGGTCACACGCCCGGCCTGCTCACGATAGACGCCCACCTGCCCGTAGCCGGCGGCGGTCAGCCTGTCGCCTCGCCGGGGGGCTTTCGCGGCGATCGCCACGGGCGCGGCATCCGGTCGGCCGATGGACAGGGCTGCGATGTCCCAGTCCTGGTCCCACGCCACGATCCGGGCCGGCATGGTCCGCCCTTCCGGAAACGTCACCTCGAGCGTGGGGCGATTCTCACGAACGACGTGGTAGGCAGTGAGCACCAGGCCGGCGGTGCCGCTCACCCGCACGAGCACCCCGCTCCCGGCCGCGATCTGGTCGCCGTTGGTGGAGACAACCCGGCAGACAGCGGGCCGTGGATGCCCCGGCCTTCTGTTAGAAACAACGCCCACTTTTTCTGACGGCGGATCGGCCACCTCGCCCGTGCCGCGGCAATCCGGGCAGGGGTAGAACAGCGGGACGGTGCCGCGGACCCGCGTGCCCTCGCACGATCCGCACTGCCCAGCGATGGCGGACGCCGCGAACACCAGCGAAATAAGTAGTGCACGCATGGAATCACCCGGCACCAGGCCGGCTCCAGTCGTCGGGTAGCGTCACCGTGGCCACGGCAAACGAGCCACGCCACGCAGACTTCGCAGTTCTTTCGGAGTCGTATCTCGTTACGGAGTACGAGTCGCAGTAAGCCATCAACCTTTGGTCCGGCATCCACCGTGCCCACGGCACCGCATGGCCGTTTCGGCCCACGCTCACAACAAGGTCGTGCAGCACAAGGCAGACGGCTTGTTCGTAGGACGACGGGAAGATCACCTCCAACGGACGAAATAGCTTGGCAGTCTCTTTCCACCCTTCGGGGAAATCCTCGACGCCAACCCACTTCCCGGCCGATTGGTTTTCGTTGCCGGCCCCGCTGGTGCCGATCAGGGAGTGACGGAATCCATACTCCGCCGGCTGCATCGTCTCCGGCAGCATCCCGCGGCGAACCGCGATCTCGAGCACTTGGCGTACATTGGCCCCGCCCCACCTATCAGGGTTCGCCTCGGCGTACACCGACAACGGGCTCAACCAGACCGACCCGTATTCGGCCGACTCTCGGTAGCGGTATCCCTCTCGTGGCCCGCCGTGGTAGAGAACGCCACGAGCGCGATTGCGGGCCGCCTCCATATTGGCTCGCAAGCTGTGGCAGGTGCACTCGTGAGTCCCTCGCCGTCCGCCGCCCGCACCCTGGTCGGTGTAGCGGTCGATGAAGTTCATCGCCCACACGCCGGCGGAATCCTTCTCGCGGGCAAACTCAACCCAGTGCTTGGGCTCGATCCACAGGGCATCGGGGAACTCGCGGGCCGTCGATCCGCACACGTCGCGAAGTGCGTCGTCGGTGTCCTCCGCGGCCAGGTGGTCGGGATAGCCGTCGTGCTGCTGGATCGGGAACACGTCGATCAGGCTCGGGTCGATCGTCATGGAACGGCCCTCACGATCGCCTCGGCATCCTCGGGGGCCGGCGTCACCGAGAGCACCGTCGTCCCCGACAGCACAACCAAGGCCGGCAGGCCCGACGCCGTGGCGGCAGCCAACGCCTCTCGATACTGCTCGGGCACGTCACCGGTCCCGTCCGTGGTGTCCGCCTCATAGAGACTTGCCACGATGCCCCGCTCCCGGTTGATTCGGTTCAGCCCCACCGTCACGCCAACCGGGATCGCACTCTGGTCTTTCTCGTAGACGTACACCACGCTCGTCGGCAACTCCGGCGTCGCCACGATAGGCACCGGCCACCGAATCCTCGACACGTCGGGGATTCCGAAGACCAGCACCAACCCAGCGGCGAGGAGGACAAACGGCTTCACGCCTCCGCCTCCGGCTTGAGAAGCTCGGCGTGCAGCTTCAAGGCGATCTCGACGGCGGGCGTCTTGTTCTGCGACCGCAGCCTGGTGGCGAGGTCCGACACGATCCGCACGTCGTCGGTTGGGATGGCGGCGGAGCCGGCAGGAAGCACCGCCCGCACCCGCTGGGCGAGCAGGTACAGGGCATAGACAACGACGGCGATTCCCACGGCTGTCTGAACGTAAGTCTGGATCACGGACGGCTACTCCTTGGGCATGGAATCCACAATCTTGTCCCCGACAACAACCGCCTCACGGACGAGGTCGATCCCCTCCGGCGTCCTCACGACCGCGGCGAACTTCACCGCCAGCCGCTCGAGGAATGGCAACTTCACCTTCTCGGAAACCCACTCCACCATGTCGCCGAGGATCACCGCCCGTTCCCGGGCATCGAGCGTTGCCGACAGCCGACGCAGGTAGCCGAGGATCGGGGACCACTCGTGGAGCGTCCGCAACTCGGATAGCGTCGGGATCGGCATAGTCACGCCTTGCGGACGGTGGGCAGGATGTATTCCACGGCACCGCCCGCCATCGCCAGGATGAGCGTGCGAACCGCCGGGCGGACAATCAGCCACACCGGCCAGACGACGACCGGGATTGCCTTGTCGGCGAGGGCATCAAACAGCATCCCCACGGCGTCGACGGCCGCAGCCTTTTTCTCCGCCCCCGTCATGCTCTTGACGGTGTCGAGCGACGACACGACCAGCCGCAGCAGGTCGAGGGCAAGCTGGGTGAACTCGCCCCAGGTGATACCGCCCACGGCCGCGGCCTTCGCCGCAGCCACGAAAACGGCGATCTTGTCGAGCGCGTTTCTCTGCTCGTCGGCCGCCGCCACGACATCCGAAATACTGCCGGTCATGTGTAGCTCCCCACGCCAACGGCGGTCACGTCCACGGTGTAGGTGCCGGCCACGCTCGACGAGAACGACAGCGTCCCGCCCGTGATGCCGGAGTTGTAGTCGGCGAGGTGGAACTGCCCGCCGAGGCCAACCCGGACGCCGGAGATTCCCGGGTGCGTCATGGTGAGGAACCCGCCCGTCGGGCCGGTGTTCACCTGCACCAGCAGCTCCCGCACGGTTGAGACGTTGGCGGTCTGCGTGGTGCCGAGGACCGAGCCCGTGATGCCGGTGATCGACAGACTGAAACCGGCCTGCGTCCCGGTGATCGTCTTAGTCGCGGCGACGTTTGCCTGGCCCACTCCGGTCCCGTCGGAGATTGCCCGCGAGGACCGCTCCTCTCCGGTGGCGGAGTAGGAGGCGACGGACTGCGGATCGGACAGCGACCAGGCGAGCCGGGTGGTGCCGGCTACGGTGAGAGTCGTGGGCATTAGCGGTTCCCTTCATCTAGGAGCCTCTTCACCTCTGTCAGCGTCATGCCGCTGCGGATGGCGAGGTATTCGAGGTAGGTCATTTTGTTTGACGTGATCGAGCCGATGCCGACCCGGCGAGTGGGCTGGTAGTGCAGGTGCGATCCGCCTTCGTTCGGCGCAGCGAGCGGCTCGCGCCCGCGGCGAGTCGTCCGAAACAGCCACTCTCTCGCCTCTCCGGCCACGGTCTGCCCTCTCCCCTCTATTGTACGTTTGTTCAGGTGCCCGGATTGTCCATCACCTCAAACAAGCACGCGGCGTAACCTGCGATGTCCACGGGGCCATCGACCGTGGCATTCGGCCCCCGGAACCGGGCGATCTTGTCGAGGATCATGATCGTGGCCCAATCCGCCTCTGTGAGCGGACGTTTCAGCACGTCGGCGAACGCCGCATTGACCATGCCGATCGTGCGGGCGAAGTGCTGTTTCGGCCCGCCGTATTTAGGACGCCGGTCGCGGATCACCTCTGCCGTGCGGTGACACAACTCTTCGGCGGGCGTTTCCTTCGCCGGCTTGTCGCCATCGCACCCGTAGACCTTCCGCTCCGCCGGCCCGTGCTGCCGGTATTTCGCCCACGCCTCGCGGATAACCTCCGCCTCGTCGGGCGTTGTCACTTCTGCCTTCTCACTCAACATGCGAATCAACTCCTCTCGCTCGAGTATCAACCTTCGACAGTGTGCGGCCATCGACCCTATGGTGCCGGTCCACTGACCCTGATAACGGCGTGCGTCCCGGTTGGCTTGTGCGATGTAGTCGTCGGAAAGGCGGGTCACGCCGGCACCTCCATGCGTGGCCCGGCGACGTGCATCGCCACCAGCCCGCCGCCCTCGTCGTAGATGAACAACTCCATCGCCCGACGCTGCCCAAGCCAGCCGTTGACGGCGTGGTAGTCGTCCGCCGGCCCGAGGCTGGGGGCGACCCGCACGAGAACCCCGTCCAGCGTCTCGATTGGCCGCGACCACTCTGCCGCCTGGTGGTGAAGGTGGCCCGTGTGAATCTCACGGTACGGGCAGCGAGCCCAGGCACCCGGAGCCTCCAGGGCCATGAGCTGCGGCAGCTTCCGCTTCGCCTTGTTGCCGTGGGCGAACCCGAGAAGGTTGCCGCCGTGGTGCAGATACTTCCGGGGCGTGAACCCGCGATCAACCGCAACCCGGCCGCGGGCGTCGTATCGCTCCACCAGTAGCCGGTGGGCCGCCCACGTCAGCGTCTCATCATGGTTTCCATTCACAACCACAACGTCGGCTGGCGCAACCTTGGCAGCATCGTCGATCACCCCGATGATGGAGTCTGTGCCGACCTCGATCATCTTCTGCAGCCGGCCGTCCCGCTCAAGCGGCGTGCCGCCCGTGGTCGTGCCCGCCGGGGAATCGTAGTGATAGATATCTCCAAGCATCGCGACCGTCATGCGGGCCGGCTTGTAGCGGGGAGCCTGGTCCAGCAACTCCCGGGATGCGTCGGCAACCAGCCGGGCCGCGATGTCGAGGTCGTAGTCGGCCTCGCCGGTCGTCTTTTGCCAGCAGTATTTGCCGAAGTGGGTATCCGCCACGACGAGCACCGCCCACGGCCCGCCAGCCGTTTTCTTGGATTGGCCCTTTTTCCGATTCCGGAAAACACCCTTATCCCGGAAACTCCCGGCCGCCCCGGCAATCATCGCCTCGACCATCTCCCGCGTCGTCGGGCCGCCCCGTGGCTTGAGCCGCACGAACACCCGGAACAGCTCGGTGACGATCGGCTGCCCCGTCTCACGATCGACCGACATACCCTCCCACTTGGTCGCCTCTGACGCAGCAACCTCATATCGCTCTAGGTCCGCCTCGATGTGGGCAAGGAGATCCTCGACCGTGCGGATCGTCCGCGACACGCTCCGGGCCTCGACGTTGGCCCCGTCGGTTTTCTTAGTCACCTCTTCCCGCGGGGATTCCCCCGCCGGGAGATTGGCGACCACGTCGGCGATCAGCGGTCGGCGAGCCATCGTGACACCGTGACGGGGTGGAAGCGGTGGCCTAGGTTGGCGAGCGAAATACTGATCGACTTCGCGAGTCCGGTTTTCGTCACCGGCTTGCCGATGGCATCGAGTAGTTTGCCGTCGTGGAAGTCTGCCCTGATGGCCGACAACTCCTCGAGCAGGTCAGCCGGGACCGACGACTCCCAGGTCGTCCGTGTCCTGGCGGGGATATTCTGGAGAACTGCCGTCCGCAACTTCTCGGCCATCCGCACCTCCGTGGTTGGCGTCTCTTGCGAGTGTCCCCGTAGGTGAACAGCCGTCAACCTCTGTTTTTT